TTGGTTGGTACTGCAAGAGCATCATACCACTAGATTTCTAGTGTTGCAAGTAGTCTGTTGATCTTGTATCGTTCTGATGTCTGTGTGGTGCAGATGAAGCCGTTAAGAATGTTCCCTGTCCTTACTTTCGAGTAGGGAAACACCACCAGGGAGCATCCTTAGCGGCTTTTTTGTTCCCTCACTGACCGTACTCCGCACGATAGTAAGAGCCAGATCTGGGGCTGCGCGGAAGAAAAGCAGTAGCCGGTATGTCGCAAGACTAGGGGGCAGTTCCCGAAGAGTCCGGTCGGCTGGTCGAATCCCGAAGCCGAGGGGTTAGTGCAAGCTAACATCGGGATGGTGCTTAGCACCCGAGGAGCCTTCCCTCTCTACCCTGTTCTCATGGGGTAGGGGGGTCTTTGCGAGGAGCGACATAAAAAGCCGTTCTTTTCTTTCAGTTTGGCCTCGATTGCACGGGCAATATCGATTCTGAATTGGTCGTATGCCACGGTGTAATCCACTGATCGCCATGCGGCATCGATCTCCTGATCAGTCAGTTCAATCCATTGCGCTACAGGTTCTTGCTCATCCATGATTTTTCTCCTTCAGCTTGGCTTCAATGTAAGCAGCAAAGGCTTTGCACCATGCTTCTGGGCTAGTCTTCCAGTTATGAGGGGTTTCGTACTCTGCATGGCAAAAAGCCTGGTGTATCTCATCCTCGGTTAGTGTCTGCCACTCTGGAGCCATTGGCATCGGTCTGCTGATCTCTTCGTTGACGCAGCACAACGCATCATGCAGCGAGTCAAGCCATTTGCTGTCTATACCTTCTCTTGTCAGCCTTCTCTCAGTGTCTAATATGGCTTTGTATGCCTGATGTAATGGTGAATACTTCATTGAATACCTCCTGATTGTTGACGCGTCATCTGACGCACATAAAAATGTATTGAAATGGCTTGATGCAGCTCATGCTCGGTAACCCCTGCTTGCTCACATAAGATAGGTAGATAGGCAACATGTCTTACAAGCTCATCTTGCCATCTCTCCACTATAGCTAGGGACTCTTGCTCTACGTCTCTTAATAGTCTTTTGTTTTTCATTTCCTGTGCTCATAGTGGATTTCAATAGACTCAGCAAAACCATAGGCTCGACCATTATTCTCAGGTGCGTAGGCTTTATCGATTTCTTTCCCGAGCTGATACAAAGCCTTGTAGCCATGGTGCTTGAAGATGAAATCGTTCAAGTGCTTCACAGCTAGCATGTACGGGTCATGACGATGATCAGCAAGGTGCGTGAGTTCTTTAATTTGCTTTTGTTGATCTTCGATCAGAAGCTCATAGGCTTTAATCTTCAATGCGTCATCCATGATGGGACTCCTGCGCGGGTAATTGAGGTATCGATTGGGACTCACCGGCGGGTAGTGTCACCTGCCAGGTGCGGAAAGAGACTTGCTTAGCCATAGTGGCCGGACATTCTTTAGATGGGGGAACCCATCCATGTCGTCGCCAAATCAATTCCACGGGAATGCACCAATCCGAGGGGTCAATTTGTGACTTCAGAATACAGGCCCATGAAGGCATTTGATTGTGTTCCATGTGGGTAGACTCCAAGTGAGTGAAGAAAACGCCCCAAAAGACCGTTTAACGGCCTTTAGGGGCATTGTATGGGTTAGTCGGCTATCTTTTTAGATTACTGCGCCATGACTGGCATAGCGCTTGTCAACGTACTCACGCTCCTCGTAATCGGCTAGCCAATCTCTAGCCAGCACGTACTTCCACATATACCGATGCGTCCCTTGTTGGTCAGGGCATGCACTGACCGTGTAAACTTCCTCTCTGCCGTCAAATACCTCGCCGCGCACGGCGATGAAGGTGTCGGGAGCGAACCCCCGAACTTCTGCCACAACTTCATCGGCAAGCGCCGACGAAGGCTGAATATGAAATGTGTCCATGTAGGGTAACTCCAGTTAGGTGTAAAAAGCGGCTTGTAGGCCCGTTTAAGGGCTTATAGGGGCATTGTGTGGGCTATATAGTGCAGCATCCACAGCAGGGTGCATCCTCGCACATGCCAGCGCGATTTCGATAGTAAGTGTTGCCACCTATGCGGATGGTATCGACACCGGCAAGGATCGCTTGCTTGGTGCGTGGACTCCATAAGATGGCATCGCCTGGTTTAATGGGTTTGCCAGTGCGTGCGCACTTACCTGATTTACGGGCGGTCATTGCGATCATAGTAATATCTCCGGTTAGGTTAGGGACTCGCGAGCGGGTTAGGCGATGCATTCGCGAGCAAAGGCCAGGGCCTTGTCTTCAGTCTCAAAAAGCTTCAGGGTTGGCAGTATTTCGTCAGCGTCAGTGTCGATCAGACGCACAACCCACTGACCACGGGCATTTTGATAAATTTGGGCAGCTATGCCGTATGCATCATTTTTTAAGACTGTCATGGTCTTATCCTCATAGGTAATAGAAAACTGCCGCACCTAAGGCAATGCCAAAGGCAAAAGCAATAAGCCAATCAAAAAGCTTTCGCATGGTTAGCCCCTATTGATAATGAGCGGAAGCTTTACCATGCGCGACGATAGCGATGCTAACTGCGCTCGGTTTCAACGCGCCATCACATGCCGCGCAGGTTATGCACTGCCTACGATTGCCACCCTCGGGGCTCGCCGGACAAAAAACCTCACGATCAAGCTTAGGCGCAGCATTGATTGCGATAACCCGGAAAGTACGCCAGCCCATTGCGCGCGCAAGGTCGCGATCTTCGATAGAATCAGCGGATGCCATGCATAACTCACGATGCGCCTGAGCGAAAGCTTGTTGCCATTGATGTGTGTAACCTGTCCAGTCTATGGCATCGCTTAGCAGTGCATACCATGTGTCAGCTGGAATCATAGCTGGATCGCCATAGGCGCCGAGTCTGACTTTGCGACTCTTCAGCTGCGCAGCGGCATGGCTAAGATTACGTGACATATCCGGATAACTGCCGCGTCTGAAAGCTTTATAGATTGCACTAACAGACTTGCCATGATCAACGTAGCAAGTACGTTTACGGTTTTCTGCCACATTGCCACGGTGGATACATCTGCCGCATATGCTTTGATCTTCGCCAGTGTTTACAGCATCCACCGGGTGCATATCAGCGCGCAAGATGTAGGTTTGCACCATGTCACCAGTCTTCACGTTGCGGCTTTTCAATATTGCAATCCCGACAATAGGCGCATTGTCGATCGGTGACTTGCCACGATAGAAGATAAAACCACGCATGATCAGCCCCTATGCTTAGATAAGATGAAGAATGAAGGCTGCAATGCCAGGAACAACCAGAGTGCCTGCAATGATTGATAAAACGATGATCGCGATGATGTTTTCTGTACTCATGTTTATCTCCAGGTAGGTTATGCTAACTGATTAGTTAGCGATGTAATCATGAGGCTATATGCTTAGTGTTCGACGATACTTTAGTCTTACTTTACAGATTCTTACATATACAAACATACTACATATAGATAGGGTAATGTGTGTCTGTATGTCATGGGGGATTCTTGGGGTAGATGATGGATTGCAGGATTGGGATGAGTATGCGACTCCCAGTCCCCCCAGCCCGATCATCATGGGGTCATGGCCGCATCATCACCGCGTGCGCTCATCATCACCGCCATGCCTGAATGCGTACTGACATGGGAATGGGCCAGGCATCGATGCAGTAGCAGCTCAGCATGCGGCGGCGTGGCAATCGCATGGGGTTCGGGGCATGGGCGGGAGTGCCCCCCAACCCTCTTCCCCCCAAAGAAAAATCACTTTCTGCTATTGTGATGTTTTGCATAGGAGTGGATATGGAGATAGAGAAGAGTGTGCCGATGCCACCAGAGCGTAAGCGCATGAACTTACCGTATGATCAGATGGAGATAGGTGATAGTTTCTTAGTGAAGGATGTGCCTATGCAGACGATCTGTAGTGCGAACTATCGGTATGGGAAGCGTAGGAATGTGAGGTTTATGGCAAGGGTTGTGGAGGGTGGTATACGGGTGTGGAGGGTTGATTGAAGTTCCGTGAGTACATCGACTGGATTGAGCATTCGACGGAGTTGGATCACAGCTATCCTTACCATTGCCTGGAGTGGTTTCGGGAGGAGAGGGGTAAGCGTCCTTTGACGCCTGTGGAGCGTAAGGTGTTTGAATGGTTGGAGGGGCGTTATGGTTTGGACAATCGTGAGTGAGTGTTATGCCTGTCGTTATTCCAAGCACATTGGATGGGAGGAGCATCCGATGAATGAGTCTCGGATGGTATTACTGTGCAGCAGAACGAATCTGTTTGCCAGCCAGCGCTGTGATGCGTATGAATACGAACCGGGGACAGATCTCGATGAAGTTCGACTTAAATAAGTTTTACCGCTTTTGCCGTGAGTTGACGGTAGAGACCAAAGAGATGGGAATGCAAAAGCTGGGTACGCGTTTACTCGGTACGCAGTCTTATGTGATGCAAGAGATTGCCAAGGGATTAGAGGACAACAAACACTTCTTTGTGATTCTGAAGGGTAGGCAGCTCGGTATCACCACCATCTCCCTTGCCCTTGATCTTTACTGGCACTTTATCCATCCTGGATTTCAGGGTACGTTGACCACGGATACGGAAGAGAATCGGGATCAGTTCAGAACGACATTGGCGATGTACATGGATGGCTTGCCGCCTGAGTACAAGATTCCGCTCATGAGTCATAACCGGAATCAGATGGTCTTGAAAAACCGATCACGGATGTTCTACCAGGTGGCAGGATTGCGCAGCAAGGGGTCTTTAGGGCGCGGTAAGGCGATCACATACCTGCATGGTACGGAGACATCCAGTTGGGGTGATGAAGAAGGCTTAGCCTCTTTGCTGGCTTCGCTGGCTGAGAAGAACCCGGCACGGCTTTATCTCTTTGAAAGCACAGCCCGTGGCTTCAATATGTTCCATGATATGTACATGACAGCCAAACGTGCGAGAACACAACACGCAATCTTTTGTGGCTGGTGGCGCAATGAGATGTATTCGATTGAAGCGAATGATCCTATCTACAAAGTATATTGGGATGGGAAAATGTCACCTGAGGAAAAAGAGTGGGTGAAAGATATTAAGAAAATACACGACTTTACAATTAATACCAGACAGATTGCTTGGTGGCGATGGAAGCTTAATGAGGGGATTAAAGACGAAGCATTAATGTATCAGGAGTTTCCTCCTACTGAAGATTATGCTTTTATTATGACCGGTACATCGTACTTCTCAACCAGTCGTTGTACGGATGCGATGAAGGAAGCGAAGAAACATTTACCCGGATATTATCGATTTAGTATGGGGCAGTATTTTGAAGATACGGAGTTAATGCGTTCTACAGATCGATTAGCCACGGTGTGTGTTTGGGAAGAGCCGCAACCTAATGGTTATTATGTGATTGGTGCTGATCCGGCTTATGGATCGTCTGATTGGGCAGATCGCTTTTGCTTACAAGTCTACCGTTGCTATGCCGATGGTTTAGACCAGGTCGCTGAGTTTGCCAGTTCAGAACTCAACACCTATCAGTTTGCCTGGATCATTTGTTACTTTGCTGGTGCGTACCGTAACTCCACCTTAAACTTGGAAGTCAATGGGCCAGGGCAGGCCGTGCTCAATGAGATGTCCAATCTCAAGCGTCAGGCAGCATCCTTGCCTGAGAAATACGGTACGGGCTTGTTTGCCGTGTTAGCCAATATGCAGCACTATCTCTGGCGTCGTAATGACACGATGGGTGGCTGGTCAAACTCGATTGGCTGGATGACCACGGCAGCCACCAAAGAACGGATGATGTCTTACTTCAAAGACTACTTTGAACGCGGCATGATGGCTGTGAAGGGTCAAGATCTGATTGATGAGATGAAGTCCATTGTCAGAGAAGGATCGTCCATTGCTGCTTATGGCAGAAACAAAGATGATCGGGTGATGGCAACAGCCTTGGCCTGTGCAGCCTATGCCGAGCAGGTTCAGCCGCGTCTGATGCAAATGCGTCTGACACGCAAGACTGCTCAAGTACAAGACCTGACAGCGCCGGAATCTCAGGTGGTAGGCCGTCAGATTAACAATTACTTACAACACATTGGAGTCAAACCCAATGGATAAGCGCTACACCAAGACAGAACTCAAGCGCATCATGCACAAATTCTTGCAAGACGAACAT